CCCACGCGAATTTAGAATATCCATTCACCAATCCATTAAATTTTGTATCAGAACCACACCCACATTCGCAGGTTGGTTTAATTCCTTTTAGTACAACTCGATTGTACAAATCTTCGCTTGAAATACTATGCTTTTTTGAAGCGTGAATTCTGAGCGAATTGATGTTTTCAATTTGAAAATCGCATTCAGGACACTTAAACATAAAAACCTCTGCAGCTTAACGCCACAGAGGTAATTATATACCACTTTATAGTTTGGTAAAAGACTTTTTCTAAAATTGAAGCACACAGTTGTCGAAACGGAGTGTCATTGAGATTTCCATTGGGCCGCCGTCTTCGTAGGTGACTTCGCCGAAGTTTGCTTCGGTGATGAACGCGCCTTTGATGTCCCAGAGCTCCACCACGGTGCCGACAGGATCGAGGAGCTTGAGTTGGATGTCGCGTTTGTAGAAGTCTGCGTAGCCTGCGCGGCCGGAGACCGACTCGAAGTGAGTACGGACCCATTCCATGACCTGTTGAGCGCCTGAGGGAGCGATCGGATCGTGAAGTGTAACGGCGATCGTACCGAACGAAGTCTTGCCTGCGAGATAGCGACGCGAGTTGATGAATGGAACTTCAACTTCTTCTGTCGATATTGTTGGGCGAGCTGTTGTTTTGATGATATATGCATCGATGCCTTCGATCATGAGGACCCAGCGGTTCTTGCGTTTTGGCTCGAACTTATTTGGAATCATCGATGTAACGTCTAATGTCTCTGCGGCCATGGTTTTATTCTCCTGTCACCTTTTTTAATTATACAATCACTTACGAAATTTTTTTAAATTTGATTTGTCAACAGTGGCGTTCTTTTGAATCTTGTTAATTGTTTTTAATTAAGCCGTTGTTAGCAATGTTGGATTAATATCTTCGCTTCTGAGGGTCACTGATTGACGTTGTTGGCTACGACGAAGTCGAGGCTGACGAACTCGATTGACTTGGTCGGTTGGACGAAGATCTTTCCACGGACAGTATTGTTCTCGACGTCTGTCTGCGTCGTCGTCGACGAATCGATGATGACGCGGAATCGTTCAAGACCGGCGAGGGCTTGAATTCTCTGGAGACGAGGCGTGACTGCCGCGGAGAACCGAGCGAGTGTTGCTTCGCGGTTGGGCTCGAAGAGGATCGTATTTGCGATCTCACGGACTTGACGGCGAATCTCGATGAGAAGTCGACGAACGTTGACACGATCGAGAGCAGACGCTGCGATCTGTAGGGTCTTTTGACCCCAGATGACCACGCCTGAGGCAGGATTCGTTCCACTCTTTGGTGCGCCGACGAATGCGATGAGTGGATTGATTCGTTCGTTATAAAGTGCATCCAGGTCTTCGTCTTTAAGTCTGACACGGGCTTCGAGAGCAGCTTGTGGTAGCGCACCGCGGGTGAAACCGGCGGGAGCAAACCAAGGATGACCAACTGCGTCGTTGAGTGCCATGGCGCCGAGGACGAGTACCGATGGTGGTACGTATAAGTTGTTTCCGTCTGGTGCCGAGTAATTGACGTCGGGGAAGTAGGCTGCGGCGAAGGACGAATCGACGGCTCGATCTCTAAAGCTCGATATCGTGTTTGACACTGAAGTAATTTGAGTATCGAGCCTAATTTCGTTCTCGGCGTCAGTACCGTCTTCCGAATATTGTTCAACATCCATGAGATACAAGGCATCGAATCTTTCTTCTGTCGCGATTGTCGCGTAATCAGTCACTATCGGGTGACGAATACCCGGGATAGCGAGGAGTTGAATATCGACATTGGTCGTATTCTTCATGATGTCGATAGCCTTAGTATAGGCCTTGACATTTGGTCCATCGCTAAGACCGCGGTCGTTACCGAAGACCATGTCGGAAGAAACTGCGTTGTTGGTGATATTGAACTCGTCCTTATCGAATATGTTAACTCCATTAAATCCACCTTGCAAGAGTAGAGTAAACTTTGCGAAGGAACGATTAGAATTCTCCGACAAGTCGGTTGTCTTAAAGGCTCGCGTCTTATTGGTTTCATTCGCCTCGATGAGGCCATTTCTGACGTACACGGCTTCGTCCCATTCGAGGACGTTAGCCTTCGTGTTAGATCCTGTCACGACCTGTAAGTGTTCTAAGCTAAATAGATTATTACAGAACCTATCTGAATCTAGAATACCGTGTGCAGCCGTGTCTGCTACTCCAACATTATCTCCGACAAGGACTTTCTGATAGGCGGTCGAGAAGTCTGGGAAGTACTTGGCGAATGCTTCAATTGACTTATTTTTTAGATTACTGGCGTTTGGTTTAGTAATAACTTCGGTGTGTTCGAACTGCACGCCCCAGTAAAACTTAGAATTTGCAGTTTCTGTTTCACTATCCACGACTCCGTCTGTCACCTTCTTACGATATGGAACCGGCGGCTCAATTAGTTTACGCAAAACTTGTAGATCAGTAGATCCGCCGCCGGCACCGACTTCAGTAATAGCATTGAGAGCCGGGAACACTGCCGTGCCAGACGTTACAAGATGAGATATACCTCTGAAGCCCATAGGTAACGCAGTAGGATCGACAAAACCATTTTCGATATCGGGATGTACTTCTACCCTAATATAGTTGGAGTTGTTGACGTAATTACCTTCGATAACAAGTTTTTGTTCTTCGATATCTCGATCGAAATCATAATAAACCCGGAGGTCGCCGATCACCTTCGCGATGTAACGGTTCGAAGATGGATTCAAGTCGCAGACGAAGCTTTCGCCTGTTGCGATGAGAGACTGGGTCGAATCTCTGTCGTCCCATCGTCTAACTTTCAGCGAGAAGCTACCATATTTGTTATTTGAATCGGTCGAAGGAGTAATGTCTTCGATTGAAATTTTGTATAACGTCGAGACGTCCTGACCGGCATCAAGAGCGTGGAGCTTAAATAAGTTGGCTGGTTTTCCGCCGAATTTTTGAGAAACGATCCACGGGGACTTCGCGTGGGCGAAACGATCTTCAAAACTTTCAAAGTTGGGGACCGTCGACGTGCCAACGTTATAAGCCTGCGAGGAAGTCAAGAGAAGCGCGGACGTTTCAGTTCCACTCTTTCCAAAGTGAGCAACAGCATTCGCGCCGTGTGTACCCGACAATACGCCTACGCCAGTAACCACTGCGACCGAAGGATGAATGTCCCAGTGAGTATAAAGATAATGACCAGCCTGTTGTAACTTGAGAGGGTCCTTATTGAGAACGTTCGCGAAATAATTGTTTGCGACAGGATCGAACGACGCCGTTAAAACGTTCGGATAATTGACGTCGGTACCTTTGTGTCCATTCAACAATATAACGAAATCTTGCTTCGATATTGAATTTTCAGTCAAAACTACTGAACCGATCGTTGTACCTTTCGGCGACGCGCTCGTCGAGCCTATTTGGTTTGAACCTGGAACTGAAGAGTTGGTCGAACCGAGCGAAGAAGACAATCGTAACAAAACGCCAGAGGCGGCCATGATAACTCCGCGGAGAATCGGAGCAGCCTTATTTTGTCCAGCTATTTGTAATCCAGCTTCGCTAAAGTATGTCGAACCTACGGATTCTGACATTAGGCATCCTAAAAAATAAGCTCTTCCGTCTTGTCCATTTTCGTTTGCGTATGGATTGGCAGATAACGCACCCACAGTACCGTCGGGTTGTTCTTGACCGACAACGAAACCCGCGCTTGTTACTGAACCTGGATACGCGCCTGAGGCGCCTTGGCGTTCTAAACCGTCTCCAACCCCCAACACTCTAAGATACGTTACTGCTTGCGCGTTACGCAACCACTCTAACACAGCGATTGGTCCAAAGTTTTTGCTGTCGACTGAACCAAACTTTGCTTCGAAGTCCTGTATTCTACCGACAGTGATTGGTACGAAAGCTGGGCCTTGTTTCGCCGTACCGATGATGCCCGCGGGGACGCCAACCGGTTGTGCTGTTACAGGACCGGAAATATCTATTTCGTTTGCCGTTACGCCTGCTGCGCCGAGTTTTAACTGTGCCATCTACGATGCTCCGTTCTTGCTAACTTAACTATATAGTTCAACTCAAATTTCTCACACGAACTGAACGCCCGCGTTGGTTACAATGAAGTCAATTGCGATGTATTCGATAGATCTCGTCGGAACGATCACTATCCTACCGTTGAGGCGATTGAGATCGATGTCTTCCTGGGTATTATTCGTCTCGTTCATCACGACCTGGAAGGCTTCGATACCCGCTTGTGATTGTATTAATCCAAGCTGGAATACAGAGTCTGCTACGAATCTGTTGCGCACCGCGGGCGTGTTTTGTTCGAACACGATACGATTCGCGATGCCGATGATGATTCTCTTCACCTCGAGAAGGAGTCGACGCACGTTAACTCGATCAAGAGCCGACTTACTGACCTGCAGGGTCTTTTGTCCCCAGATTACGAAACCCAATCGTGGGAAAGTCGCGATTGGATTAATTCTCGAATCGTACATAAGATCTCTATCGGCTACGTTCAATCTGACCGCGACGTTCGTCACGAAGTCTAGAGCCGCGCGATTAAATCCTGCAGGTGCAAACCAAGGATACGAAACTCTATCATTAAACCCAAGAGCTCCAAGGGCTGCCACCGTCGCAGGAACCTTAACACGGCGGACGTTCGTGGCGTCGTCGACATAAACGTCTGGGAAGTATGTCGCAGCGTAGTTGTTGTCAATAGCTCTGTCGTCAAACGCGTCGACAGTCTCTTTAACGCTCGGCTTCTGAGTAGAGTCATCGTATAAGCGATAACCATCGTCATTATAGGAAGGAATATCCAACAAATGGAGTGCGAGGCCGTAATCTCTAACCTTCTTAGAGGTAAGATCATTGATGTATGGTTCGCGAATACCAGGGATAGCTAACACGTTAATGCCAACCGCGAAAGGATCGGTCATAATATCAACGGCTGCATTATAAGAAGCTACACCGTTATTCGACTTACCTGTACCAGCGACTGCCGTACCGAAGCCAGAAGCCGTATAGCTCGAAGCCGCTCCACCCGTCGACAAAGAATCTGCGTCAAAAGAAACTGACTTGTCGTTAAGACGGCGAGCGTCTCGATCTAAATAATTTACACCATCAAAGCCGCCATACATAAACGTAGTAAACTTTGCGAACTGTGAGAACCGATTATAGCTGGCTGCCGAAGTTTTAGCTAGCAGAGTTGCTAGCGTCACGCGATTAGATATAACGCCGTCTGAAACCGAATAATTATTTGAATCAGGTACCGCGTTTCTAAGATACGCAGCTTCTTTCATATGCGCAGCTGCTGAACCTGTAACGTCGGTGGTCGACGTATTGCGCAAAGCGACTCTAGCAAGTGTAAATTTATTATTATTGAATGAATCTATACTCGATCCCGTATGCAAAGCGTCAAGTTTCTCGATGCCCATAAAGCTAGTCAATGAATCTATTAGATTGTTCTTTTCGGTTATGACGTTTGGATTCAAGACGTCATTATCAAGAGAAGTCGCGTTACGCTCAAACTTAACGCCCCAGTACAATGCAGGAAGAGTTACTTCTTTGGTTCCTGGCGCGCCGGCGACGGCGCTGGTCGTTGAAACCTCACCGCGCGTTACCTTGTAACGATATGGAATCGGTGGAATGACCGAGCCAGCAATATTGGCGTCCGAGATACCAGCGCCGCCAAGACGACCAGCACCGGCTGCCAACGATGCTAGCGCATTATTAGAATTATTCGTCTTTAGTAAAGAAGGACCGTGGAAACCAAATGGTAAAGCCGTATCAGGTATCAATTTCTTTTCTACCTTCTCATCCATTATTACTCGAACATACTTCGAATTATTCGGATACTTTCCTTGCGCGATTAAACGGCGCTCGCGAGGATCGATGGCATCAAAGTGATAATAAACCTTACGATCGCCGATCAATTTAGCGATGTAATTATCGGAATCAGGATCTAGACTGCAATTGGTGAATTGCTCAATCACGACAGGATTCATATCAGAATCCTTCCAGCCTCTTATTTGTAGATTGAAGGTGCCATAACGATTCGTCGAATCTGCAGACGCCTTTACGCTAGTAATAGAAATCTTATATAGTTTATTCGCATACGCACCGTCGTCGAGTGCCTCTATTCTGAATAAATCGTATTCTGTCTTACCAAAAGGTTGAGAAATAAACATCGACGTCGTTGGAGACTTAAAGCGCGTATTGTAAGCTCCGAAGATCTCGCGATAAGTAAGAGATGTATCTCCTGAAGAAGAATCGGTTAGTGCAGACCCTGAGAGCATCGCTACGTAGTTGTCTGCAGCAACTTCTGCGACTTGAGCGTCGACAGCGAAGTCGGCAGCCAAGAAATGCTGTTGCGTATAAAACTTATCGGGATCTGTGTTCAATATCTTCGCGAAATAATCGTCCGAAGATGGATCGAAAGACGCAGTCAATATCTTTACTCCCGCCTTGCCTTCATCGTTAGCGTATGTTGCGCCAAGAGAAGAAGAGATAACTACCTTAATTTTAGGGCTACCATTAACAAGCTTGGCCTGAGCCTGATCGTCGATCGTAGCTATTGAAGTTCCGACTGGCGCAGCCTCGGTACCATTTAAAACATACATCTTCGCCGTGTTCGGCAACATCACAAGACCACGAATCAAGTTAACTTCGCTACCTGCGCTGACGCCTGGAAACGATGAATTGTCTGTAAACATTGGCATACCATACGCCTCGTTGGTCGAGAGCGTATGTTGCGCAGCAAGAAACTGAACGACCTTTGTATGTCGATTGTCGGCGAGAGCTACAGCACCGCCGAGAGAAAAACCCGCATTTTTTACGGTGCCTTTATTCAAGGTATTTTCAAAATCTGTCAAAGATTCATTGGACCCAGCGCCGAGTACTCTTAGATAAGTTAATGACGCGCGATTTTTTAAAAATTCGTTGACTGCATATGGTCCGAAGTACTTCGTATCCAGATCACCAAAGACATCGATAAATTCGCCAAAGTTAGCGACTGTAACTGGTACGAACGCTGGGCCTTTGTTGGCGGGCCCAATTACTCCCGCTGGGGTACCAATAGGTCCTCCCACGGCGGGTGCTGAAAGGTCAATTTCTCGTTCGTAAAAATTTGGAGATCTAAAAACTTGTTCGGACATTACGTTTCTCCTTAAGAGGGTCGAATTTCAATTATTAAATATCTCGTGAAAGTGACAAAACTAAAAAAATAAAAATTCAATAATAATCTTTGCTTTAGACGGGTACTATTTTAAGACCTAAAAAATCTGCTGCAGAATACACTGTTTCTCCGGTCGCCTGATTGACGCTGACCACTTTTACATATTTTGAATCATTTCCAATCTGTATTTTTTGATATTCCGACTGTTTTATGCCGCGTGGATAAGACTCCAGCGCTAAATCATTTGGATAAACTTTTTCTCTTGAATTCGTTTGAATGCCATCTCCTCTTTGGTCTTGTCGACCCGAGTATTCTTCATTTAATGGCAGAGTCGGATCATCGTTTCCTAACAAGTAATTATCCGTAAATTCTTCGGGTCCCGAACCATCGGCAGTCGAGCGACTCTCGATCGCAAAGTCAATAATTGGCGATGAAACATATCTCTTGACGGGTACAGGAACGCCCGGCGCGTTCGAAGCCCACACATATGCTGGTACTTTAAGTTCGAGCGTGCATTTCAAAAATCTTTCTACTGTCGACATATCCTCGAAGCTAGTTTCAACGTTATATCCTCCACCTTCGAGTTTGGCTATAAACCAGTATCCTTTTGGCGTATTCAACTTCCAAGAATTCGTTTGGGGCAGATAAGATGATATTATCTTTTCGATAATTTGATTCATGTGTTGCGTAAACTGCGTCCAAATCATCACTTGATATGTCGCAGTATAAAATTGTGGCGTCGGGACTACTAACGTTTCAAATACGTTATTTTTTTTATTGGCTGCTAATAATCCCCCACGACGAACCTCAAAAGAACCGCCAAGTTCTCCCGTTGATCTACCCGTGACCAATTGATGGTTCAAACTGAATTGTGATCCACTCGTCACAGCGACATTAGTTTGATTCAAAATTAATTGTTTATTTATTAAATTTTGATAATCCCTATCTGAATTATCTAATCTTCTTTTTATGACAATTTCGCCCGTCTGTTGGTTGATTCCTCGGTCGGTTATATCCTCCGGCCCTTGAGTAATACCTGTTCTCATTATTGTAATAAGAGGCAATATTAGCGTATTGTTTTTATCCCTTAGCGGACGACCCCTCTTCAACAACGCCCACTTTTCGCCCGCAGCAAAGACGATAGGGACTTTCTTGACTTCTTGTGTGTCTTTACCACCAACACTCGGGGCTATTTCTTTGTCGAAAAGAGTGAATAGGGCGACGTCAACATCCTCGATACCGCATGCGGGAATGCTTAAATCGGATTTATTGTCGCCATCGTAACCAGACTTGATTCCAGGTACGCCATAATTGACAGCGTCTACGGCGTTAAATCTTGTTGTCATCTTGAAATTTAATTATTCAACCTGCGACGAAAAAAGAAAAGTCGATGTCAATTCATCGACAAAAAACACTTTTGAATACATCTCGATTTTTTTGATATAATTAAAGACGCCAAAATTGGCATAGGAGACAAAACAATGAAAAATACTATCGTTATGGTTTGCTGCTCTGCAGCATTGATTGGTTGTAAGGCATCCGAGGTTAAGCCCGGTGAGGTCGCTTCTTCCGCATCCGCAGAGGTTGCTACTTCTGCAGCTCCCAGCGCAACAGGAGCAACCGAAGCCGTCGTTGCGCCATCTGCGAGCGCCACTGTCGCACCGGCAGCAAGCGCTGTTCCCGCAGTCAAGAAGTGAACAGTCGATTGACAAGACACTGATCTTGTCAATCGGACCTCGTCGTCTAAGACAAAGACGCGGCAAAGTGCCGATATCAGAGTTCAAGTCTCTGCGGGGTCACCGATAAGTTTTCTTAGGCATTTATAGTTTATCCAGCCTATAACCTCATTAGGCGTGCATATCTTGGCTCCGACAGGACCAAGAATGGGTTTATATATTTCTAACACCAGCGCGATGTCATTTCTTTTTAGGTTTCCTATGATCGCTGGCCAAAATTTTTGTTCAATTTCAGTATGATCGTAATCATTCCAGGTTGCCCAGACGACCATAGAACTGACTCTTCCTATAGCGTTTAGGACAACCAAATCGCCCGGCTTGACTTCGTAACGATCATCTTCAGTCACTATCTATTTCGCTATCCTTGCCGAGCGCATCGAGCTCTAGAATTAAATTAGTTAATTGTTTACGATATTTGTCCAACGTTCTTTTTTTATTTTTTCTAGCCTCTTCTATGAGTTTAGTCAATAAATTTATTTCTTCAGTCAAAATTTCTTTTCTACTCTTTTGTTCCATGATAGACTCGCTGCGATGAAACAGACTCATGTCATGAATTCGATTACGCCAACATCACGAATCATTAAAATTACGCTGAATCCAGCGGTTCGGTTCGACGTGCACAATCGATCGATGAAATTCATCGTTGTCAATCCTGCAATTACTTATATCGTCAAACTAGTAAAAACAAACTAACACCAATTTTATGACAATAATCAATAGATTCACCAAAGAAACAGGCTATGATTTTTTATCGAATTACTACGCCTCGAGCGTGAGCTTCGAAGGTAAACTATACCCTACGGTTGAACACGCTTATCAAGCTGCTAAAACTATCGAACCTCACGTCAGAGACTTAATTAGAAAAGCGAATAGCCCAGGGGAAGCTAAGAAATTAGGTCAGTGCATTCCAGTTCGTAGCGATTGGCACGAAGTCAAACTACCAATCATGAGATTACTCGTTAAAGAAAAATTTTCTAATCCTTTCTTGACCCACAGGTTATTGTCGACGGGCGATACTGAGTTAATTCTTGACAACAAATGGAACGATAAATTTTGGGGCGTTTGTCGCGGAACCGGAGAAAATTGGTTGGGCAAAATATTGATGGAGGTTAGAGAAGAACTTCGCCGCGAAATAGCCAGCGACTCCGATATACAGTTTGCAAAAGTAGATTAAAAAGTTATAGGAAATCATTCGTCAAGTGAAGAACGTAAAACAGGTCATCGTCGTCAGGAAAGATCTTAGGTTGAAAAGAGGCAAGATAGCCTCCCTCGCGGCTCACGCTGCCATGCAATTTATCATAGACAACAACGAATCAGAAAGGCCCGACGAACTGCAGGTCAAACTTTCTCAACAAGAGATACAATGGTTGAAGAGTTCTTCGACCAAGGATATCGTTGGTGTCGATTCGCACGATGCGTTGAGCAGCCTCGTACTAAGGGCCGAACTGAACGGAGTTAACGTTTATTCGGTATTCGACGCAACAAGAAAGCCAGACGAAATTCCGCAGCTGCTGTGCGCGGCGTTTGGACCCGACGAAGAAGACCAAATCGCAGAGATCATAGGAAGCCTGAAGTCAATCTAATGAAAAAAGTCAAGATCACAACCAAGAAAGACTCGCAGGGAAAGAAGTTTCCTATCTTCAATAGTCCCGAAGCCCTGTACGTCTGGTTAAACGACCCGGAGTTGCAACAGATGCCAAGACTAGATCCATCGTTGGGGTCTATGATCTTATTACGGCCCGGTGAGACGATGGAGGTCGAATGGATGGGTTGCGAATTTTACACGGAAGGCAATTATACGTTGTGTATCAACCAAGTGCGATTAGCCAAGACGATGAAGATCAAGGCACTCGACACCAATAAAGTTATTGGCGTTCACAGCGGTTGGACAATCGACGACATTATTTCCTTTAAGACAGGCGAAGACAGCGACATAAAACGCGCTAAATTAACGAAACGATCGAAACATAAATTCGATATTGAGGAGTTGTTTCAAAATAGGGGATTACTAGATAAAGACGCAGATATAAAAATTAAGCCTCAAGATCTTCATTAAGTAAGCAATCCATAATTCCTTAAAGCTGTGTACAT